TTCCCGCTTTAATCGGTCCCGAAAATGTAGTATTTGCCATAATTATATCCTCCTAGTTTTCCGAATACTGTCTCTAGGCCGTCGACTATACGCGTCAGTATTCTAATTAATTGTATAGTGTGTCTTTTATACAATACATTTTAGTAGAGCGCAAGAGAGCCTGTAATGTGAATGAGATTTATTCAACGATGTAGCTTTTTATTAAGTAGCTACAGAAACTTGTGGAGCGGCACCTTCAACTGTATTTTGCCTGTGAGCTATAGCTGCTTCTTCTAGCTTGATCTTTGTGATAACTTCTTTAACTTTGTCATCAATCCTGACCATTTCAAGAGTATATCTACCGTTAGACAGATGCTCCTGTTCCCACTTCAACTCCAAGGACCTTTTTTGTTTGTATAGGTCTTGTATCATCTATAACCTCCTCAAAAGTTATTCGATTTGTTCTCGGATCATAACTTTCTCCGAGATACTCCCACTTTATACTATTCTCTCCCAGTTTGTCAAGTATAGCATTCTCAACATCTTTAGCGTTATCATTAGATTCTATTTCAAATCTACCATGATATTGATAAGCCCAGATATTTATGAGGAATTTAGTCATTTTCTCACCCTATATTAAAAAAGGGGCCGTTTTGAGGCGGCCCCTTTAAATTATTTATTACGTTGCGTTTGAACCGAAGATACCTCTTGGATCAGAGAATCCAAATACATATCTTTCTCTCGCTTTGTATCTAACGTTGCCTGTATCAAAGTCACCTTCCATTGAAGTTTTGATAGGTGATCTGTTGAAATGTTTCAGACCATTAGGCACATCAGTTTTAATGAAGAATTTCTTCGCAGCAGTTAAGTAGTTGTTTACTACATATCCACCAGAGATCATTCCCATATTTCTGATTGCGTTAATGTCGTTATCAGCTGTACCTGTTCTGCCTGCAGAATTCATAAGTCTGTCAGCAGTAAATTGAAGAGCTGAAGGAATAATTAATTTAACTCCTTGCGCTGCAATTTTTAGGCCTCTTTCATCTGTAAGAGCTGCGATGTCAATTAATGACTGCTCTAAAGATGTTTCATTAAGTTCAGCAGCTACTGTTAACTCGTTTGAAAAAGTACCAGCTAATGTAGGGTGGTCAGTAGCGCAAAGCTCCTTACCATCTCCACCAGCAAAGTTACTATCAAACGCGTTGTTTAGAACAGCTGCACCTTTAATGTTTTTTGTAGATGCCATAGATCTAGCTAAAGCTTTCGTATATCTAGAAGCAAGTCTATCGTAAAGATTGTCTTCGATAGCTTCTTCAGTGATAGCGAATGCTAACGCGATTGTTTCGTTTGTATAACGAGCTGTGAAAGTTTCTTGAGCGTCGTCGAAAGTTACACCCTGTCCTTCAGGTTTAACTGCCGCGTTTGAGAAACCAGCTAACATTACTTCCTCTTCGAAAGCTCTGTCTGATGTTTCTGTCTCAAAAATTTCAGCCCACTGCTCGCCGTATTGTTTGTACTCTAGTCCGAATAGTGCATTCAGACCAGGCTCTAGTTCTTTAACTAGTTGTGCTCTTGATATTGCCATAGTTTTATACTCCTATTCTACTATTAATTGTACAAGTTACTTGCTCTAGCAATAACTACTATTTGGTTTGAACCAACTGCAGTGTTATCTTTGTTTTCAGGGTCGTTCGCAGATCTCACAAGTTTAAACATGTGAGTTGCATTAGAACCACCGCCGATGTCCAAAGTAACAGTTGATTGACCATCTTTAGCGTCACTTGCTGTAAAGCTGTTTGTGTTATAGCCAGCACTTCCGTACATAGATTGAGTAACTGCCGCATCCGCTTTTCCCACATATTCTTGATTCGGATTGTCATTTACAAAACCTATACCATCGTTGCTGCCTGTGTTGTAGTCAGTTCCAAATGTTGTGCTTGCTGCTACTGAGTTTGCGAAAGTCGGTTTGCCCGATGTGCTGTTTATGAAAAAACAACCATTGAACACTCCGATAAGAGGTGCATGTCCTGTATTATCGAACGCTGCTCCACCTGATCCACCATCGTCAGTCGTAGCGAAACTTGCATCTTGTATGTAACCTTCGTCACCAGAAGAATCCTGGATAGACACTGGGTTATTTTTGAAGATACCAACACCTAGGCCTGATTTGATTTTGTACTCAGATTGTCCTGAAGTCGCTGGAGTATTTCCAAGCGTCATCACTGTTCTTAAGCCAAAACCAGTTGTACTTGCATTTGCCATAGTTTAGTTTCCTTTTCTTGTACCTGCCCCGAAGGGCCTCCAGTACGGTTTATATTATTTTGTTGGTCTAGAAATTGCTAAAAAACTATTTCTTTGTACCACCAAAAGTTACACGCGTATTCGATTCCTTGTGGAATTTCATACTTGGGTGCTGTTCCTTCATAAGATTGTTCTCTACTGCTTCTTCTTTTGCATCGTTTTGCTTTTTATAATAAGCATCGATTTGAAGCGCAATCTCCTCTGGTATCCTAGCCAGCAATAGGCCTCCCACTCCAATGATCCCTGCGTATCTGCCTTCAGTATCAGATGGATATTGAGTGTCTGGATATTCGTCAGCTCTCACTAACTCCCATCCTTCTCTCAAAGATGATGCTATATTTTTAGCATCTGATTGTCCGAGAATCTCGGCACGTATCCACTGATGTCTATATCCAGTTGGCGCTGGGGGTGCATCAAGTGAGTTGGGTGGAGTCCAAACTTTTTTAACTTCAATGTTTTGTCTTGTTTGGCTCGCACGAGAAGTTTTAATTTTTTTATCTTCCATTTTATGCTCCTTCCGTGATTTTTAATTGTTTTGCATAATCTTCGAGTGGCACACCTAATCTTTTAGCAATTGCTACCTGTGAAGGCGTGAGTTTGACAGTTTTTCTGCGTCCGGTTGAGGCTGAACGTTTAGCCGAAGCTACATTTTGAACCGGTTTGGCTCTTTCTGTAGTATTGTCTTCCACTTTATCAAATTTATGCGGAAATTCAACCCTAATTCTTTTATCTATTTCTAGATAGTATTCATCAGTTTTAGGATCGTAACCTTCTTCTTCAACAAGCTTTTTGTGCAAGTCAAATGCAGTATAAGTCATTGCTGTATCATTACCAAACCAAGCATTTCTAGCAGCCCATTCTTCAGCTTTTGGATCTGATTGAGGAGTAGTTCTGCTCTGTTGAGGAGCAATATTTACTTCTTTTTCTTGTGTTGGTTTTTCTACTTCAGCAACTTTCATCGCATTTAATCTAGCTGCATCTACAGTCAGATTAGCAATTTGTTCTTGTGCTGCAACTTGTGCATCCACATCTTGTGAATCGATTGCATTTTTAAGTGCTAGCTTGGCAGCAGCTAAACTTGTTTTAACTCTACCTTCAAATTCAGAAACATAAGTTTTATCTAATTTAGATAATCTACTTTGTATTTCTTCTTTTTCTTTTTTACTAGCTTCCGCAAATGCAATAGCTTCTTCTCTTTGCCTTTCTGCTTCTCTCATTTTACGAGTCAGTTTAGCAATTCTTTTTTGAACTCCTTCGCTGTATTCTTTTAACTCGTCCTTTTCTTCTTTTTTTTCAAGTTTAGTTTCTCTTTCGTTTTCAAAAGTTTTATCTTCTGCTGGAGATTCTGAAACTTGCTCTACTTCAATTTTCTCTTCTGCGGGTGCTTCAACTTTTTCTGGTTCACCCTTATCATCTAAATTAATTTCAGCGCCTTCTTCCTCGCCTACATCAATAAGACTCTCTACTTTGTTTTCGTTCTCAGTTGGCATAGTATCCTTCCTATGTTAAATGTAATGAAGAACTGATTCAGGATCACCTATGGTCCCTAACACTTCATCATCGTTTAGTATTCGCACTTCTCCACCTTCAATCGGTAAACGTGCACCAGCATACCTGGCAAACATCACCCAATCTCCTATTTTGCACCAAGGCTTATCAAACTTATCTTTGTCCTTGTATGCAAGATCTCCCATTTTTAAAACATAACCGCAAGTCGTTGCGATCCTAGCTTTGTCTAATTGTTCTTGAGAGAATAAAATTCCACCTTTAGTTTTCTCTTTTGGTGTAAAAGGTAAAACTAAAAGTCTGTATCCAGCCGGTTCTGGTAACTGGCTTTCTACTTCTTTAATATTATTTTCGTCTAATCTCTTAGCGTGAGGTTCTTCTTTTTTTTCTTGATCGTATTTGTCTTGAAGTCCCAATTTAATTTTTGGTACTTCCTCCTTTGATGTCGATAACGTTTCCTTGTTCATCTTGCTCCTTGTCGTTTTTTAGCAGGTTAGAGATTTCCTGATTTATTAATTGATAAGCATGTGCTTGTCCTAGCATATACTTATATTTTTCCATACTGTCAACACCACCAGTCATCATGGTATCTCCAATTTGTTGTACAGTAGCGTTTATTCTTTTCTTTAATTTATCTATTATTGTTAGTTCGTCTGATAGCATCTTTGCCTTTCTTAAATATAGCAGCGACTTTTGATTTACCCATAACTTTGGCACGCTGTTCTCCAACAGTTAGGATTTGGATTTTTCTTGCAAACGGTTTAGATATCTTTTTAACTTTTGCAACGGTTTTACGAGCATCAGTAGGAGTCGCAAACTTAATACTAACAGTATCTTTAGGATTCTCATCTGTGTATAATCTCCTACCCGATCCTTTTGGTTTTTTGCCTGTACCTTTTTTTGGATCACTCATATTTTAAATGCCTGTAGTTCTTTTAATTTTTCTTGTGCATTTGCAATCTTTTCTATTTGTTTATCTACTTCGTCAATATGTTGTGGAT